AGTAAAAAACCAAGAATTTTACTTTTGCCTCCTATACAGGACAATGAAAAAGTAACACGTAAATTAGCAAATCATTGTGGAGCAGCAGCACCATTAGACTGTTCTTATAATAACAAGCGTTGTGCAATGCCATTTAGAGAATTAGCATTTCGCTGGGATGGAAATGTAACGCTTTGTTGCGATGATTTTCGAGGAGAATATCCTATTGCTAACATATTCGATATGAAGATAGACGATATTTGGAATCATGAACGTTTTCAGGCGGCACGTATAATGTTGTATAATTATAATCGTAATTTCCGTCCTTGTGACGGTTGTACCAATATTAGTTTTAAAGTTGGTTTTTTACCAGATTACAAAGGAGCAGAAACATTGCCTCCTATTACAGAGGAAGTACAGACATTAGCACAAAGTGTTCACCGTTTTGGTCCTCTCTCTAATATTGTAAAACGCAAATGGGAAAATTGAAGCAAATAGATTTATTGAATGGCTACAAACAACGGGAGCCATTTTTTGTTGAAATAGAACCTACGGAAGGTTGTAATCTCGGTTGTAGCTTTTGTGGATTAAGAGGAATCAGACAAAGGGGAACAAAACCTTGGTACTTTATGACAACAGAAACTGCGGAAAATATAGCTTTAAAAATAAAACAAAGTGGTTGGAAGAGTAGAGTAACATTTTGCGGTCATGGAGAGCCGACACTTAATCCTCAGTTGTTAGATATAATAGAAATTTTTAGACGTCATTTGCCAAATACTGTATTTTCTCTTATTACTAATGGCTATGGTTTTGTTAATGGAAATTTTAACATAAGAGAATTTTTAAAAGAATTAGAAAATTTAAAGTTTAATGATTTAGTTTTAGATGTTTATTCTGAAAACGGAGATTGGACATGTTTAAACGATGTGCCAGAATATTTAGAAAGAGTTAAAATAATAGGAGTAGATAAAGAACCTTTTAATTATTATGGTAAAAAGTTAAGAATAGCATTATATCCGTTGAAAACAGATTCTAAATCATTACGTCAAATGTCTAATCATTGTGGTGCAGCAGCCCCATTAGATTATTCTAAAATAAATGTTCGTTGTTCAAAACCTTTTCGTCAATTGTTCATACGGTGGGNTGGAAACATTTCTCTTTGTTGTGATGATTTCAGGGGGCAATATAAAATAGGTTCTATTTTAGAATATGAAGACATAGAGACGCTTTGGAATAATACAGCGTTTCAAGCAGCACGTATAAAATTGTTTAACAAAGAACGTACTTTTAAACCTTGTCACGGCTGTAATTGTTTCCCTATTCGTGCTGGCCTGATTCCTGATATGAGAGGGAAAGATAAAGATTCTATCCCTCCTACAACAAAGTTAGTTGAAGATATAGTGAAGCAATGTTACGACGAAAATGGTTCTACAATAATTGTAAAACGCAAATGGGAAAAATGAAGCGTCTTGCTATACAACCTCACAGTGATGATATTCTGTTCAGTTGTTCTCATATTTTATTTGACCCAGATTATGAAGTTCAAGTACTTACAGTAGAGAACGATAAACGACGCATTGAGGAGGATAAAAAATTGTATGAATTTTTAGGAATTGATTTTCATCATTTAAACATAGATTTTAAAGATGAAAGTTATTACGGTTTTCATAAAAAATATAAAACAATTGATGAACAAAATACGTATGAATATTTAAACGAATATTTTGGTAAAAACGTATTGAATGAAATAGAAGAATCATTAAGTTCTTGGATTACAAATTTTTTAAAGAATAACAAAGATTTTATTGTTATTGCTCCTTGGGGAATTGGGCATCCGTTTCATTTCTTCATTAGAGATGTTATTCAAAAAACAGTAAGTTATATGGAATATTACAGAGAATTTCCTCATTCTTACAAACGACGTTCTCAATTACAAGTTGAAAAACAAAAACAACAATACAGTTTATTACGTAGTATAGACGTAAAAGCGTTTGATGATGTAAAATGGAAATTAGCTTCTAAATTTTATCGTTCTCAATCAGGTTTGTTATTCTTTGAGCAAGGTTATATAAAAAAACAACTTTCTGAAGAAATTTATATAAGGAATATTGATAAATTACCATTTTAATGAAAATATTAATAGCAGATTTTCAAATAGCAAGTTACAGCGGCATTGTAGAATATGTTGCCGCTATGGTACGTGCTTTTCATGATTTAGGTCATACGGTGGATATTGTTCAAATGACGTCAGGAAGTATTAACCAGAAAACATACCAAAGAAAAATAAAAGAATTTGAATCAGGAGAATGGCAAAAGAAACTTAAAATACATTCACAATCTGGCGCATACGAACAAGATAAAACATTAGGATATTGGAAAAATAATTATTATGGTTATTTTTTACCACCAAATAACCGTATTGGAGTTTTTGAAGAAGACGCATTAGAGCATTGGCACAAATTAGCAGATGATGCTGATATAATTCTTTGGAATTTCATGCCAACAAAAAATTCCATGTGGAAAAAGAAAGATAAAAAATTAGATTTCTGGTGGCGTTTTTTTGATTTACCTTCTACTGTAAAACAAATATTTCTTGTGCATGATGCTTATTTTAATGTACGTGCAAGTAATGTTTCTGCTTTAAAAGATAAAATATATTTTCTTGCTTGCGCGCATTTAGCTGCTTATCAATGTTGTGAGGAAATTGGTATTCCTCGTGTTCTATTGTTCAATCCTCGTTATATAGACGATGATGCAAAAATGCNAATTAAAATGATGAATAATAGGAATGTTGATTTTTTCGCTGCTCATAATTTCAAATCTATGAAACACATAGAGGAATTGGTAGCTTGTGTTCCTTATTTACCAACAAAAGCGGAAGTAAGAATAGCAGGTACAGGGATAGAATATTTTTATATGACAAGTAAAGAAAAAATCAAACCACGTTATATATGTACAAGCGAAAGAGACCCAGATTTACCAAAACAATTAGACGGAAAAATATCTCTTTGGGATAGAGCATTACAATACGGTATGAATTATGTTGGTCTTTTGACAGGTGGTGACGTGGTAAATACATTGAAAAATACTAAATTTGCTGTTGATCCCTCTTGGTCTAAACATTATGCTAAATATTGCCGTACGCATATAAACGGTTTTATTATAGAGGCAATGCTAAATGGTGCTTATCCTGTTTTAAGGGACTATAGAGGATTAGAAAAAGTAGAAAATGATAATATATACGACCCACTGTTTGAAAACATCAGAGCAATCATTATTCCGTGGGATGCAACACCGAAACAATTCGCTGAATATTTAAAAGAAGCAATGAGAATGCCGCAAGCTAAATTTTTGTCTGACACTAAACATAATTTTGAATTGGTAAAACAATTGTTTAATGCTAAACAGAATGCTAAAGAAATTATTCGTTTAGCAAAAGGAGGTAAAAAATTAATACAACAAGAATTAGAAATAGGAGAAGATTCTGAAACGGTTAAAAATATTACAAGCGATATTATGGAAAATTTTTTTAACATAAAGTTACCTATTAAATGGAAAACAAAATGAAACAGTTATATAATGTTTAAATAATTAGTTGAAAAAATTATGGAAAATGACATTTTAAAACAACGAGAAAGAGTTAGAAATAATGTATTAGAATCATTTTTAGATTCAAATGAAATAGAAAAAGGTGGGGGAAATAAGCATTATTTTTCTACAAAGGAACGTGAAAACCTTGCTAAAAAAGGTGAAGCATTACCAGATGGTTCTTTTCCTATTCGTAATACGCAAGATTTGAAAGATGCAATAAAAAGCGTTGGTCGTGCAAAAAATCCTGAAAGGGCAAAACGTTGGATAAAACGTCGTGCTCGAGAACTCGGTAAAGAAGATTTATTACCAGATACATGGAAAGCAGAAGATTATGAAATATTAGATTTTGAGGAAATGACTTTGCAAAAAGCGGAACAACTGCTTTTAGGTGATGATATAGATATAGATTTGTTTGAAAAAGCCCATGTTCATGGCGAAGTACACCCAAACGGGAAATGGTACTGGAATAGTAAAGCAAATAAAGGAAAAGGGGATTGGCGTGTAATAAAGAAAAAAGAAGGAATAAAAGAAAAACAAACAAAGACAGGGGATGGTGAAAAAATAAAGAGCCGCGAGGAATTTCCTACTGTTTACAATTTGATAAATAAATTATCTGGTAGAGCAGAAGGGATTTTATATCACCCTAATGGAGAACGAGCAAGTGCTGATTCCATCGTGCAACATATTTATAATAGTCGCAACAAATTAGCATCATTGTTGGATATCAAAAGGGCATCAGGTGAAAAAATTGACCGTACCGATATGACTGATGATAAAGTGGCAGGAAGTTATGCTGTTGTTAAAAATGATC